TTCTTCCTCGTTGATACTCATTTATTTTTTCTCTATTTTTTTCTCTATATTCTTTCCAATAATCAGGATTTTGTTCAAAAAATAGTTTATTGTTTTTATTTTGTTGAATTTTATAGTCTACATCAGAATAATATTTGTTTTTATTTCTAACTTTATTTTTTTCTTTTTGAACAATATAGTTATCGTTTTTAGACAAATAATTTTGTATGTATTTTTTGTTACATTCTTTACATGAATTTTTTAATTTATCTTTTGTTGTAGAATGTTTAGAAAAAGAATTTACTTCTAATAATTGATTACATTTATTGCATTTTTTAACCTTCGGATTCATCGTTTTGTTTATACATATGGTATAAATCAAAAAATGTCATTAAATATTATCTCCTTCTTCAAATTCTGCTCTTATTTCCTTTGGAAGCAGTTCAACCAATACTTTACCGTTTGTAACGTCATAAAAACAGGGAATAGGAATAATTCCGTCTTCTGCTGTTCCAGTTACAAAACGAGATACTTTACGAAGGATAACACCTTCTGCAAAAACCTGGTTTCCATCTTCAGACACAATAGGTCTAGTGTTTTTAATGTCAATATTGACATTGAGTTGTTGTTTTTGATTATTCATTGTTTTCTTCTTTATGTTTTTTCCATTCTAAATAAAATCCAGCAGCCACTAATAAATTCATACCAAATGACGCTATTATTTCATGTATATCTTCATACACATTCATAGTTAAATGAACATGTCCTATTGCCCAAAAAGGGATAGATAAATTACTTGCTACCCACATTATGAAAAATAGGATAAATTTTTTCATATAACTTTATATTCCCAAATGTAATTAAAAGAAGTGTATTTTCCTAACTTATCTTTATCTCTTTGACGAGAAAGATTTTTAGAATTATTTCTGCAGCAATTATTAATAGCTGTATAACTTAATCCTAATTCTTGAGAAGCTTGTTTTCCACTGTTCCACTCTTTAATAAAATTTCCTTTTAAATCACTTTGAATAACTTTTTTACCAAATGATTCAGTACATGATTTACTTAAATTTTGTTTCCATTCTTCTGTTTTAGAATGCCCTAACATAGCATCACTAATAGCTTGTTTATGTTCTTTACTTAAAGGAATATCTTTATGTGCCATAGACATTTTTTGTTTTGTTTTTTCAGTAATTGGTTCAAATTTTCTTCCTTCCCAAGATCCAAATGCTTTATTGGTTCTATTATAAAATTCTTTATTGTTTTTGACATCATAATAATTTAACCAATATTCTTCTCTTTTCCAAAGTTCTTCTTTATTATTACAAACTTCTAAAATAGTTTTTTCAAAATTTTCAGCACCATATTTTTCAATGGCCTTTTTTAGATCTAAACCACTTCCTAAATATTTTGGATTATTTTGTGTATCTTTACCTAAATATTTTTTACCATTTATTTTATTTGTAGTTAAATATATTACCATAATTAATTATTTCCTTGTCTATTATAAATATTATCAAAATTGACAAAGAAATAATTTTTTACAAAACTCTTTTAGGAATAATTAATGATAATATTCTACTAATAAGAGCAGCACAATTTATCTCTTTATCAATTCTAAAGTTGGAGTGGTATTGATATTCTTCGATAAAAATTACTACCTCACCTACACTTAACGGAGCATATTTTTCTACATTATCGTATAGGAATCTAAATAAATCCTCAAAATCACTTACACCAGCATCAGCAATTATTTGTCTAATGTTATTAAACGATTTTTGACTTGGTTTGCATAACTCGGTGAGAATTTGGTTTTTGTAGTTACTAGACACTAATATAGTTTTATCGACAACTATCTGTCCGTCTTTGGCACCCATTTGTAGGGTATTAAGTATCTTACGAACATCAGGATAAAACTGATTAACTACTAGTTTTAGATCCTCTAATTCAATTTCTGTTTCCTCTTGTTTTAAAATATTGAAAACGTGTTTGGCAATATCGTTTTTTGAAGGAGGTACAATTTTAAGTACCTGGCAACGTGATTGGAGAGGATCAATAATACGCTCAATATAATTACAAGTTAAAATAAATCTTGTAGTACGAGAATAAGTCTCAATTACATTCCTAAGAGCTGCTTGACCCTGAATTGTAATAAAATCAGCTTCATCTAAAATAACTACTTTAAGTGGTTTAAATGAGGCAGCAGAGGCAAAACCAGATACTTTATCTCTAATTGTATCAATACCTCTTTCATCACTTGCGTTAATATAAAGATAATCACAATCTAGACTATTAACAATAAGTTTTGCTAAAGTGGTTTTACCAGTACCAGCAGGTCCATAAAACAAAAAGTTTTGAATATCATTTTGATCTAAATACTTTTGAACTGTTTGTTTGATATTTTCGTTACCAACATAATTTTCTAAAGTATTAGAACGATATTTTTCAACCCAAAGGGTGTGTTCTTTTTTACTCATAACTGTAATATAATAAAAAAGGCTTGGTTTCCCAAGCCTTAGTTTATAATTTTCCTAATAATATATCTGCTGAGGGTATCATCCATTCTGCATTATTAATGGTATTACCTAAATGGAATATTTCCTTTTCAGCTTTCAAACTTAATCTATCAGAAATAGGTTTAGTTAAATTAGGATTACCAACAAAAGTATCATCTATCTTAACTCTTATTACAGCAGGACGCGCTCCTTTATCTAAACGTGGATTATTAAATAAACCTTTTTCAGCAAACCGTTGAGCTACTTTAAAATCATATGTCCAACTTTGAGCTTCTGAGGTACTTTCATAAGGAGCTTGTATTATAGTGTATCCTCCTTCTTTAGTTGTTTGATTATTTTTTATTTTATTATATTGTTCAGGGGTAATAGAAGTACCTCGATATGCATATCCTGATTTAGGTTTCAGTACGTTAGAGTAGTTGTTTTTATTTTGTAAAAGCCATGTTACCAAATCATTAAACTCATTCCCATCTAAATTATGTTGTGATTCAATATAATGAATAAGTAAGTTTTTATACTCTGCATTGTCAAGTATATCGATATTAGCAAATAACTTGACTAATGGTTCTTTAGTTTTAACTTCTCGCAACAAATCAATTAATCGTATCATATTAATAAATATACAAAAATTAATCTATAGTATAATCTCCGTATATTGAATATTTTTTAGGTTCTGGTTCTTGTATTTCTATTTCCTCAGATAATATAGCAAAAAGTTTACCTTGAGCCAAATCTAAACGAAATGCTTTAGGTTTAACTGTTGCTATTTGAAACCATGCTTCTAAAGCATCTGTTAAAGATTTTTGAACAGCATTAACATTATTTACTTTCCATTGATCTCCTGGTGGAACACGTTGAGCAATTTCAATTAGTTTTTCTTGAATTTCTGTCATAATCTTAATATAATAAAAAAAGCTTGGTTTCCCAAGCTTAATTTTATTTGTTTTTTTAATATTGTATTTGTGAAATAAAATTATTTAAAGAAATCATCATTATCAGGTAAATTATCCAATGAATCTGAGATGTATAAATCTACATCTGATTTAGATACTTTTGTTCCTTCTTCTTCCCAATATGTATTAAAATTTAATCCTAAATCAATTTTAGCTAAATCTTCATCAGAATAATCATCCCACGTTCCAGATTGTTTTGCTAAACTTAAAGCATCATCCTCACCTCCAGCAGTATGCCCTTTAATACTCCATTTAAAATATTCTTTAGGAGTCATATTTGTTAAACCTTTACTGATTTTTTGTAAGTAATAAGGAGCAAATTTTTCTACACCAGGTAAAATATTTAAAGCACCTAAGTTGACATTACCTTCATTTAATACTTCTAACATTTTACGAGCTTGGCCTTCGGTGATAATACCTGCCAATTGATTCATTCTAATTATGTCTTTCATCTTGATAATTTTATTATAAATATAAGAAAAGGATTTAAGGTTTCCAAGTTAAAAAATAATTGATTTTTTCACCCCAGGTACCATTTTCTTTATTTGTTTTTGGGTGTATTTCTGGGATAAGGGGGTATCAAATAAAAATACCTCACCCCGAACTTCTAAACTATTGGGTAAAGATTCAATTGGGAGTCCATTTAAATACAAATTCTCTCCAACTCTTAAATCACCAGGTAAAGATTGGATTTTAGTATCTATTAAACTTAAATTACCCCTAACCTGTAAACCATTAGGTAAAGATTTAATTGGAGTATCTTCTAAATTCAAGTCTCCATTAACTTTTAATCCATCAGGTAAAGATTCAATTTGGCTATTTGATAAATCTAATCCACCAGTAAATTTGAATCCTTTAGGTAAAGATTTAATGGCTGTATTTCTTATTTCAAAATCCCCTTTGACCTCAAGATTATCAGGTAAGGATTGGATTTTAGATTTTGCTAAATGTAAACCACCTCCAAGTTTTAAATCATTAGGTAATGATTGAATCTGTGTATGCCACAAATATAAATCACCTCCTACTTTTAATCCCTTAGGTAAAGATTCAAGTGTAGTAGAACTTAAATCCAAATCCCCTTTAACATCAAGATTATCAGATAAAGATTTAATTGGAGTATAACCTAAACTTAAACCACCTCCAACCTTTAATCCTTTAGGTAAAGATTGGATTTTTGATTTAGTTAAATCTAAATTACCTCCAACTTCTAAATCATCAGGTAAAGATTCAATTGGAGTATATCCTAAATCTAGTTCACCCTTAACCTTTAATCCTTTGGGTAAAGATTTAATAGATGTATAATCTAATTTTAAATCACCCTTAATATCAAGATTATCAGGTAAGGATTGTATTTTGGTACTTGACAAATTTAGATTACCGTCAATTTTTAAATCTTTGGGTAAAGATTCAATTGGAGTAGAGCTTGCATTTAAATTACCTCTAACATGTAGATTATTAGGTAAAGATTTGATTGAACTCCCAATCAAAACCAAATCACCCCCAACGCTTAAATTATCAGGCAAAGATTGAATTTTAGTATTCATTAAATATAAATCACCCTTCCCTCCTTTTTCAATATATTGTTGGATTTGTGGTTCAATATCTTTACTTTTATCAATGGTATAATAATTTGCTTCGTTTAATATTTCTAACATTCTTTTAGCTTGGACTTCAGTAATAATTCCAGCTAATTGTTGCATTCTTATAATGTCTTTCATATATTATAAATATACTAAAAATTACTCTATAGTATAATCTCCGTAAATTGAATATTTTTTTGGTTTTGGTTCTTGGATTTCTACTTCCTCAGGAAATATAGCATAAAGTTTTCCTTGAATCAAATCTAATTTAAAAGCAGTAGGTTTTGATTGTGCTATTTGAAACCAAGCCTCTAAAGCATCTGTTAAGGACTTTTGAACTTGATTTACATTACTCATTTTCCAATTATCTCCAACAGGGACACGAGTACCAATTTCAATTAGTTTTTCTTTTATTTCTGTTTTACTCATAACTTGATTTGTTGAGAGAGATAAGGCAGTAGCTTTTCGAAGGCATAATTAATAGTAGTATTTTGTGGTGTTGAAAGCCCTACATAAAGATAATTAGTACCGGGCACAAAATAGAAGTTTTTAATAATATGGTCAACACCTTCAATAGAAATAGTTTGACCTTCTAAAGCTACTGCATCTCTCATAACTATGAAATTACATCATTCCCATCATGTCTCCAAACCCACCGTCATTTTTCTTTTCTTCGGGTTTGTCAACTACAACGGCTTCTGTCAATAAGATAGTACCAGCAACTGAAGCTGCATTTTCAAGAGCAGTCCTAGTTACTTTGAAAGGATCAATAATACCAGCCTCTTTCATATCAACCAAATCACCTGCTTTAAGATCAAAACCATCCCAAAACATTCCATTTTTAATTTCGTTGATAATTCCATAAGCATACTCAGGTTCAACTCCAGCGTTTGAAAGAATTTTCTTGAATGGGGCAGCACATGCCTGATAAACAATTGAGGAACCAATACTGTCTATTTCAATTAAATCACGAACATGAAGCAGAGCAACACCACCACCCGGAACAATACCTTCTTCAAGGGCAGCTTTAGTAGCTTGTAAAGCATCATCCACACGGTCTTTCTTTTCTTTCATTTCTGATTCAGTAAAACCACCAACGTGTACAACAGCTACTCCACCAATGAATTTGGCCAAACGTTCTTGCAATTTTTCTTTTTCGTATGGAGAGGTTGATTTATCGATTTGTGTTTGAAGTTCTTCAATACGTTGTTTAATGGCTTCAGCATCACCTTTACCATCTACGATAGTGGTTTCGTCTTTACCTACAGTAACAACACGTGCCTGACCAAACCAATCCCAACTGAATTTATCTAGTTTCATACCTTTTTCAGTACTGAATACTTGACCACCAGTCAAAATAGCAATATCTTCAAGGATCAGTTTACGACGATCTCCAAAATCAGGTGCTTTTACAGCAACAACTTTCAAAATACCACGAGCTTTGTTTACAATTAGAGTAGCAAGTGCTTCGCTGTCAATATCTTCGGCAATCAAAACCAAAGGTTTATTTTGATTTGATACTGCTTCCAAAATAGGTAACAATTCTTTTACTTGAGTAAAACGTTTGTCGGCAATCAAAATCAAGGCATCATGTAAAATAGTTGTCATTGAGTTATTGTCGGTAACAAAGTAAGGAGATTTGTAACCACGGTCAAACTGCATACCTTCTACTGTTTCGAGGTATGTTTCACCATTTTTAGATTCTTCAATAAACACAACACCTTCACGACCTACTTTTTGCATAGCGGTGGCAATCAATTCACCTACTTCAGGATCATTGTTTGCTGAAATAGTAGCAATTTGTTTAAGTTGGTCTTCTGAAGAAATGTCTTCTTTAACTTCCAAACGGAGTTGTTCAACAATTTCTTTTACTGCTTTGTCAATGCCTCTTTTAATTTCAACAGCATTTTCTCCATTGTTTAGATAAGCCAAACCTTGTTTAACCATTTCTTGAGCCAACAAAGTAGAGGTAGTAGTACCATCACCTGCATTTTCTGCTGTTTTAATAGCTGCTTGTTTAACCAATTGTACACCCAATTCTTCGATTGGATCTTCCAATGTAATTGATTTTGCTACAGTAACTCCATCTTTTGTGCTTTGAGGAATACCACCATTGGCAATTACCACGTTACGTCCATTAGGACCTAAAGTAGAGGTAACAGCATTAGCCAGTTTATCAATACCTGCAGATAGTTTTTTACGAGCTTCGGGACCAAATTCTATAATTTTGTTCATAAGTTTTTAATTAAAAAGGTAATTCTGTTTCTTCTGTTTCTTCATCACTTGATACTTTGGCAAGTACCTGGTTCTCTGGCCCCACCCAGTATTCATCACCTTTGAACTCCAGTTTAGTGAATCCCATTGTAGGAAGTACAACAATGTCTCCAACTTTTAGTTCAGTACGGATAAAAGTACCAGTGGCCGAATAATAACCTTCACCAACAGATACTACTGTGGCAAGTTTGTTTTTCTCATTTCCCAAATCGGGAACAATAATTTTACCATATGAAGTTTCTTCTTCCTCATAGGGTTTTACAACAATAGCGTTATAAATTGCTTTGATTTTCATAATTAAATTTTGATTTTTTCTGTGATTAAATTGTTTACGTTTCTAAATTCTTCAACATAGGCCTGGATAGAATCATAGGATTTACTGTTGGTAATGTCTTTAGCAATACTGCTTAGAGCACTACTTAGATTACTAAAATGGCCAACAGGTTTAATGTACTCTTTGTTTGATTCGGAGGAATTAACTCTTAGATTAACTGTCATACAATGATCGTCCATTGAAATGAAATAAGGTTCCATTACAGGATCAGTGATAAAACGTGTGTATTCTTTTTCTTTAGTCATAACGGTAATATACGAAACTTTTTTTAATTTTCCAAATTGTCTTCAATAACTTGTGCTTCCTCTATTAATCTTACAAACCAGTAAAGTCCATCTTTTCTAAAAACATGGCTACATTGATGTTTGATTTTTGTTTTTTCCAAATCAAGAGCTTTTGTTTCTGGCTCCTGATGGATTACTTGATACAAAGTATCATTATTTGTTTTTATTAAATGCATTTTCATAACTTAGTGAAACCTTAGGAGACGGGTTTTACTTAATTTTTAATGTTTTGGGTTTTGATTCTTTAGCAAATGGAACATAAATTTTTAGCAATCCGTTTTCCATCTCAGCTTCGGCTTGAGACAGATCGTATTTGGAAGCTATTTTGTAACCTAAATTAAAGGACCTACGGGCAATACCTTTTTGGATGTAGCTACAATCGTCTACATCACAGCACTTACTGTCCTGATCCTTGGAATAACTAATTTTTAAAATGTCTCCCTCAATAGAAAGATCTACCTGGTCTTTAGTTAGGCCAGTACAAGCGACCTCAAAATAGAGACCTTCTTTGTTTTCGTAAATGTCTACTGGGTGAGAAATCTTGGCTTCAATAGCCGGGGTAAATGGTGAACTTGATTCAAAAAAGTTCTTGACTAGAATGTCAAACGGTGTAATTTGATTTTCAAAAAATTTTAAATGTGTCATAATTTTATCTCCTAAGATGATTTTAGTGTCCCCTAAGGTCTCACTTTTGTCCTTTATACATATATGGTTTTAAAGTTCTTTTGCTACTAAATAATACTCACTTTTAATACTTCCATTATCAAAGGCAAGTTTCATAATTCCATCCAAATTAATTCCCATAGTACAATTGGCTACATCCTTATTACAGTACATAATTTCTTTAATTAAATTAGAATTATAATGGACTTTAAAATCATTTGGTAGATTATTTGTGGTAATATCTGGAAGGTAGAAGGATACTTTATTTGAATATTCAATATTACCTCCAAATAGCATTTCCAATTGTAAATCACCATCATCGTTTATAAACGGTTTGAATACAACTGTGTCGGTTTCCGCGAGAGCTGATTTTGCTTTGACTATAGCGTTTATACTTTCGTTATCTAACGTGGCTTCAATGTTGTACACACCATCACCAATGTATTCTCCTGCTTTAGGAATAATCATAGTATCCGCTAGAGCATAATTTAGAGTAAACTGGTTATCTGCTACAATAAGTTTAGTAACCAGTTTATGTTGTTTTTGGTATTCTAAATTTAAATAACCACTTGTAATAGCAAGTAATTTATTCAATTGAGTAGTATTACTTATACCAATTGAGGAATCCTCTAATTCAAATTTATCACAAGTTACAACCCCAATCATTGTTTTATCGGGAGCAGTAAATTTAATAGTTAACTTATTGTCTTGAATGTCCCACTTAACGGCCTCATTCATTCCATTCAAGAAATACTTGGAAATAATACTGGTTAAATCTAATTTATTTATCATTTTAAAATTTAAAAAATTTGTTTATGTTTTGGTTAAGTACTACAGCACCCCAACCTAGATCGGAATATAATGACTCTAGTTTGTTTTTCAAAACTCCATCAAAAAGACCGTCTCTGTCTATGTATTTTTCAGCAAATTCCAATAACTCAGGAGCATCATTATAACCATTTAAAGCAATAACATCAATTCTATAAGGATTATCCTTTAAATAAACGATATAAATTTTATCACCTATTTGAAATTTAGGATATTTTTTATCTAAACCTTTAAAACGAAGTATATCATTTGTATAGATAGCTGCTTTTGTATTAATAGGACATTTTAAAGCTAATTTAGAAAATATTTCACCTGCTCTAGGAGGTCCAGCCAAATACGAACCCATTTTCTTTAATCCTGTTGGTTTTAAAATTTGTTTCCAATTAATTGTCCTTAATTTAGTTCTAAAATCCAATATTTGTTTATCAATATCTGTTTTAGGTTTACCAAACATAATTTCATTAATAAGATGTTCTCCAAATTTCCTGAATAATGGAGGGAAATTGGATTTCATTAGATCTAATCCTTTAACATCTAGTTCATCTGTTGGTACACCTTCTTTATTAACAATATGTTGAGCGTATCTACGCTTACCAGCAAAATAACCTCTATCAAGTACAACCTCTTGTTTTAATTCAAAGTAATGAGGTGTATCATCTCCCAAATTAAAAGCAGTTTTAGCAAAATCACCAATAAATTTATTTGCCATTATTTGTAATTCGGTAGCAATTACTAATATTTTCTTAATTACATCCTCTTGATTAGTAAAATCAATACTAGGATGTCTTGCTATTAATAAATCTTTACATTGAATAAAAAGTGAATCTGTATCACTTGTAACAATATAATCAATAGGTGTTTCATTACCTAATTCTTTATTTAGGTAATCATTCATATTATTAATACTTTCTTGTAAAAGTCTTTGACCAGTTAAAGTGATAGCTTTTGAAATAAACTTATTACCATCAGTGTATCTCCAACCATTAATAGCAAATACACCATAAACATCATTCAACTTAATTTTATAGGCATGTTGACGTCTATCATAAAAAGATCCCATTACAGGGTCATTATCTTCTTTATATGCTTTTTTCATGAGTTTTTTATACTCTTGACGTTTAGCAAACCAATCAGATAAAATTTCACATACAACACTTGATTTATCTTTACGGAATATAACACCAGGTGCTGAAATAATAAAATTATTTTTTTCAATAATCTCAATCAGTTCACCTACTGGAATTTCGGATTGGGCTAGTCTACGATCTTTTTTAACTTTTTCAATAGTAACCACTTTATTAGGGTCCATTGCTTTAAGTTCTTTAAGTGACCATTGATTATCAAATTTACCTCTGTTTACAACTCGTCCTACTAATGTTTCAATTCCCATATTAAGTGAACGAATAATAGAGGGATACAATGAAGTAAAATCTAAGTCAATAACCCATTCATATAAACCAGGTGTAGGATCTTTTAAATAACCACCAGCATATTCTTCCTCTAATGTTTTTAGAGCAGGATTATAAGTAGTAGGTTTATTAGGTGAAACTATACCTTTACGTTTTAGGTAAGTTAAAATAGCACCTTCATTTAACATTGTTGAAAAATAAATTGCCTCATATTCTGTATGGCAAAGGTGACCAATTGTAACTGTTAGTTCAATAAACTTGAGTTTTTGTTCTAACTCAACAATAATTTCAACATCTCGAAGGTTATACTCAATAAACGTGCTAATGTCTTCTTTAAACAATTTATCTAATGAACCCTGATATTCTATTTTATCTAATTTAACATATTTTCTACCAATATCACCCAAACGATAAGATGGCTCTTGTTTTGTAATATACTTTTTAAATAAAAGCATATAGTCAAGATGATTAATACCACCTAATTCTACTGGCTGATCTGGAAATTGGGGTTGTAGCTTGATTTTATTTATTGGGGATAAGGTTTGAGCCAAAGATTCACCTAATACTTTCTTAATTCTGTAATACAAATAAGGAATATCAAAGAAACCACTATTCCAACCTGTAATAATAGTAGGGTCAAGTTCATACCATTTGTCTAAAAAGCCACTTAATAGTTCCTTTTCACTTGAAAAGGGAATTACTTCCTTGTTTTCCTCTTTGATATCCTTAAATGTTTTACTCTCGTCTAAAAGTAAGCAATAATACTTTTTTGAATTATGATCGTATAGGGCAACCGATGTAATCTTACCTTTAGGGTCTTTAATTGTTTCTTCAGTTAACGCACCAGCAATTTCACACTCAATATCTAAATAAATTGTATTGTGAAATTTAGGTGTTTCATCTGATTCGTAATAGTAGTCTACTAATAAACGAGTAATTTTATCTACGTCCTTTTCATAATACTTAGGATCTTTCCAGTCATCCATTCTTTTGACTGGAGATACTTTAGTACCTTCTAGTGTTTCGAATTCACCATCAGGATTAGCAACATAAAAAGTAGGCCAATATTGGAATGATTTAAAACCTTCCCAACGATCATCTCTCAAATAATATTGTTTTTCTTCGTTGTCGTAGAAAACTGCTTGATACATAACATTAATATAATAAAAAAAGGGCTTGAAACCAAGCCCTAATTTATAAAAGTTTTTGTTAAATTAAGCCAACATTATGTATTCTGTTACTCCATTAATAACTACAGCCCATGTTTTAGATGATTGAGTACAAACAGCCGAAGCTACTGTTCCTACGTTTGTACCTGAACTACCTACAACTAATTGGTTATTGCCTGTTGCTGTAGCTCCTTTACCTAGGATTACTGAATAACTAAAGTTGCCGGATACTGTATTAGCTCCTAAAGCTATATTATCACATCCAGTTGTATTAGCACAAATCGCTTTATATCCTATGGCTATATTACAACGTCCTGAGGTGTTGTTACGTAAAGCATCTTTACTTAAAGCTACGTTATAACAGCCTGAGGTATTATAGAACATAGCATTTTGATTCATTGCTATATTATTTTTACCTGTTGTATTACAAAATAAAACATTACGGCCTATTGCTGTATTATAACAGCCTGTTGTGTTTTTACATAAAGCACTACGTCCTATTGCTGTATTATAATTTCCCGAGGTATTGGCACGTAAAGTATCAGTACCCAAGGATGTATTAGAATAACCTGAAGTATTTGAAAGTAAACTGTTACTACCTATAGCAATATTATATTTACCTGTTTCATTAGAAGTTAAAGCACTACGTCCTATTGCTGTATTGAATGCTCCTGATGTGTTTTTATATAAAGTTTTAAATCCTATAGCAGTATTATTACAACCTATTGTATTATCACTCATAGCAAAATAACCGATAGCGGTATTATGACTGCCTGTTGTATTAAAACGAAGAGTATATACACCTATTGCTGTGTTATAGCCACCCGAGGTATTAGAAATTAAGGATCTTAAACCTATAGATACATTATGTCTACCTGTTATATTACCTTTTAAAGCATATTTTCCTATAGCTGTATTGTATTGACCTGTAGTATTATAGAATAAAGTCCCCATACCTATTGCTATATTTTCAGCCCCATTTGGATTAGATTTTAAAGCATATCTACCTATTGCTGTATTATTACCCCCAGATGTATTAGCAAGTAAAGCATTATCCCCTATAGCTACATTAAAAGGTCCCGTTGTATTACTACTTAAAGCATTATTTCCTATAGCTACGTTACTAGATTGAGTACCTACTCTAAAAGATAAAGAACCAGTAATTCCAATAGATCCACTGTTAAACAGAAGACTATCAGTCATATTAATTAAATTGTTTCTTACGTCTGCTGCCGAAATATCACCTGATGTGTTATCAGCAAGTAGAGTATTAATGTTGGTTTGTAGTGTGGTTTTATTTTGTTGTGACATTATATATTAATTTTTAAATATTAAAGGCGTTTGAAAAAGCATTTGAAAAAGCTCCTAATACTGGTGGGGTTGGTGGTTCGGGAGCAGGAGTAGTTACATTAATAGATTGTCTAGATCCTCCAATAGCTCTAATATTACTAGAGTCGTATTTTAAAAACTTTAAAGGAGTAAGAAAACTTTGTTTATCTACTAAATTGTCTTCTAGAGGATTTTTTACTCTATTACCCGTGGTAGGACCAAACTCACTATTCTTATCTAACAAACTCATTATATGTTATAAATATGAAAAAGGCCTAAAAAATTTAGGCCTTAATTCATAAAAGTTATGTTTATTGTTATTTTAACGCTGTTTATCGTTTTGCCACTGACCTTTATAGAGTTGGTCTTCGGCTACTGGTTCACACTCATGGAAATACATTTGTGCAACTCGAGCATCTTCTTCAATAAAAATTGTTTCAAAAACAATCATATAAGTACCCAAATTATCAGTTTCAAAACCAGGATCAAAGATACTTGAGGTAATAATTGCTCCGTTTCTCATCAAAGAGGAACGTTGGCGAACCAATCCTACTTTATCGGCTGCAATTTTACAACCTTCATTCATGATTACATCATAAACTCCCTCATACAATATCCAACCTTTTGAACCTTCCAAACTAGTTTTTTCAACGGGGGTATGAGTATTTAAAATGGTTTGATCCTTTAGTACTCGACCAATTGATCCTCCTACTTTGTTTATTTGTTTAACTGATAAATCATAACCAACTTGTGCTGGTTTTCCTTTAGCATTGTCTAACTTGATTAGACCTTGTTCCAATATTTGTTCTGCGTTTAAAATCATAATTATAAATCTTTTCCGTTTTTTGAAATTGCATGTAAAAATTCTTCTCTAATTAAATTATCTGATTCCATAAATACACCAGAAAACTTATTTGTGGTCATTACAGATGTCGGATGTTTTATTCCTCGGTTTCCACAACACATATGCTTTGAGGAAATACTTACAGCAACAGATTCACATTGTAATTTTTTAGATAAAAAAGTATGAATTTGTTGTGTAAGTGACTCTTGCATCTGAGGTCTACGAGAAAACCAATCAACTACTCGGTTCAATTTAGATAATCCTATCACATTTTCATTAGGAACATAAGCAACAGAAGCATATCCTGTAAAAGGTAGATTGTGATGAGCACACATTGATACCACTGGGATTCCAGTTTGTATAACTACTCCATCATAATTTTCTTCGTTAGGAAAAACCGTCATTGAAGGTTCATCTGTAATAGAACCTATAATTAAATCTTTTAACCAAGCCTTTGCAACTCTATTTGGAGTATCAACTGTTTGAGGATCAGCTTCATAATCAAAACCCATTGAATTTAAAAAATTTCCATAATGAATGGCAGCTTCTCTAACCATTTTCTCAATTTCCTCTTGACTACGAGGAAAATTACTATTTGCTTTCTTAATCATAACTGTAATATAATAATATTTTTTATAAAAACCAAATTAAATTAATCATCATTCATAACTCCTGTTATGAAAGGTTGGTTTCTTTTTAAACCTTTTTCTCCATCTAATCCATAACCTACAAGCCAGTATTCGTTTTCTAACTCAAAACCATAAATTAGATTTGAGGGTGAGGAATGTTGTTTTTTAAATAGAGTAATAGGGGTAATTGATTTAGGATTATTGTAGTTTAGGTGTTTGATTAAACGATTCATAGTATTGCCTGAATCATAAATGTCGTCTACTAAATAAACATCTTTTCCTTTAATATCAGTATCAATAGATTTTAGGATACGGATTTCACCCTGTGATTGATTTTCGTAGGATTTCGCACGTATAAAGTCTATAGTGCAATCACTCATTTGTTTCACTAAATCCGTAAAAAACATAAAAGCGCCGTTTAAAACGCATATAAACACAGGAGGTTCCTCATGTTTATTGTTTTTAATAAGATTAGCAATTTCGCTTACTTTGTTTTGGATTTCTTTTTCTGTAAATAAAACTTGGTATTTTGTCATAAAACTAATTTTTTCAAAACTTCTTTAATTTCTTTTACACCTTCAAATTTGTGCTTACCGTTTTTATCTTCAATTACCAGAGTAGGTACCCATTCAATTTTAAAAGATTCAGTAATCAATTCTTCTTCATAGGTGTTAACCATTTTAATTCCTAAAGGTTCACTAAACTCAGAAATCAATGGTTTTAATTCATTACATTTTCCACAATCATCTGTGTAGAAAAAAGTTATTTCGGGTCTCATTTTTATAAATATTAAAGTTTAGATTCAGGGATTCTATATTTGTCTTTTACTGTTTGGGAAATGGAGATAGGTACTCCTTCATCATCCACTCTAACAAATGTCATGTTGGTTGATAAAAGAACTACCTCGTCTCCTCTAAATACATTATAGGCTCTTGCCTCTACTCTAAAAGTAGCTGATGTATTTCCTATCCTTGATACCTCAGCATAAATTTTAACTAGATTTTTTTCTCTTGCTGGTTTAGTAAAAACACATTTGTCTATAGCTATAGTAATCATGTTTTGGCTCCTACAAGTTTCCATAGCATAAGCGGCTACTGCGGCATCAACCCATGAAAGTAATTTACCACCAAATAGATTACCATGAAAGCCTAAATCTAATTTTTTAACTGGGTGTGTGGATAGTAAGTCCATTAAACTGCTCTCTTAGTATCGTAAGCAATAATATGATCTCTACCTGTCCAATTATAACCCATTTCCATACATTTTTCAATTGATATAGGATACATTTCAATCAATGTTTCACGAGTATCACCAGCAGGCATTAACCAAGTTTTATTTTTAGGGATATTCAACTCAACTCTAAAAGCCTCAATTTCAGCCAAATTTTCTTCAGTACCATCCCATACAGGTTTGAAATGATAATCACTATGATATTCGATCATCATTTTCATTGCATCATAATTTAAACGAAATTTATTATGTTGATCAATCATTTTTTGGTCAACCAATTTTCCAAGAGGAGTATTAACATCTACTTTAGGAACTGAATTGCTGAATTTAGGGCTAAGAGAAATCAAACCAATAGGAAAATCAGTTTTAATAAAGTGACTACCTTCAGTTTCAATAGTAATTATAATTCCTCTTTCATTTGCAAAATGAGTCAATTCATTAACCAAATCTGGTTGCATTGTTGGAGAACCACCAGTTAACATCATTTCAGTAATATGAGGATTTTCATCATATATTTTGATAATGTCGTTAAAGGTGTAAATACCTTTTTCAGGATGGATACTCGTGTACCAAGAGTCACACCAGCCACCAGCACCAAACCAACACCTGTGAGTACAACCTGTTGTTCTAATTGCTACTGTTGGACGTCCTTGTCTTGAACCTTCTGATTGTACACAAGTATAAACCTCAAGTACAGGTAATTTTTTACTGTAATCAGTAATACGACCTGGTTCTTGAATATTCCAATTTTTTTCTGTTACTTTACTATGATCCATAATTATCCTTTATAAAATGCTGTGTTTTTTTCGTGTTCCCTAAATTCAACTTGAACTACTTTTACTCGTCCGTTAGTTTCCTCTTGAATAAAGGTATTTAATTTTTCGTAAAGGTATTTTGCAAACTGTTCTGCTCCTGTTGCTGGGATAATACGAAGTTGAATAATACCATCTTTCCACATTTCTTTAAATTGTTCTAAATACGGATCATCATCTGCTACTATAACAGTATGATCAAACATATTATCCATCCATGATTTAGGATTCATACCATCAATAGTACCTTTGGCACGTTTCATACCTCCAAAATCCCAAACCCAATTACGTTCATCTAGTTCACCTTCAAACCATACTTTAAAGCTTACTCCATAACCATGAAGAAACTGACAATGAGTTCCATCGGCTTTCCATTGACGGAATACTGTTGAGTAACCATCAAATACTTTTGTTGATCTAAAACTACCCATTGATAAATTGCATTACTTGTTCATAACTTCTAGCACCTACAAATCGACGAATTTCTCTTCCGTTTTCAGCAATTACTACTGTGGGAACACTTGAAACATTAGCAGTTCGTGCTCTATCCATTTCATAATCGATGTTAATTTTTTCAACATAAATTTGTTGAGATACCTTATCCATAATTGGACCTAATACTTGGCATGGTTCACACCAAGGGCCATAGAAGTAAAATATTTGTTTCATAATATTTAATATAATAATTAGTTTTTAAATTTCCAAATGTAACCATAAGAACTTTTTTGTTTTCCTCTACAACAAGCTCCTATCCCATGTCCGGTTTTATTTAAGTATTTAGTAGCTTCTATTTGTGAAGGCCATTCTTTTATAAAATTACCTTGTAAATCATATTGCAACACAGGGGTATTTTGCCAAGTATTTTTTCTATTTTTTAAAAAACCTCTAGTTTGTTTAATTTTTTGTTTATGTTCTTCTGTAAAAGGTTTTCCTTTATGGGATTTAATTTTTCCTTTGTTTCCTTCACTTATTTTTTTGCCTCGAGTAGGATGTTGTTTTATTTTCTGAATTGATTCTTCTTTCCATTCTTCAGGGCCCCCACCTCCGTTATTTTTATTTTGCAAAGAAAATCCTTGTTTTTTAAATTTTTCAATATAATATTTTTCCCATTTTCTCCAATTTAAAACCTCAGAAATAATTTTCATAAATATATTTTCACCAAATATTTTTTTATGATTAGCTAATCTGTGATATTCATTTCTAGTTTTTCCAACATAAAAAGGAATATTATCTCCAAAATGTAAGTAGTAAATTTTAGTGCGATCCATGATTATAAATATTAAAAAAATCAGGGATCACACCAATTTTTATACTAATTCTTCTATTATTCCTATAATTTCACTTAATATAAGAACAGAGGCTGCAATTACCAAGTTAAATGGAATAAAAAGATAGCCAACAATTCTTACACCTGATTTAATAAAACTTACATACCTATGCCATTTTTGATCCGGCATATACTCAATTTCTTTATGTGGTTCTTGCCACCTAGGAAATGAATAAGGATTTTCTTTTCCAGTAAGTTCTTTATAATAAGGGTTTGCTTCTCCTGTTTGTGGATCGTGTGTTGGGATTTTTTTACTCATTTTAATAATTCTTCTTCATCAACAATCTCGGCTCCTGGATTTTCTTCCAAGAGCCAAGATGTTGATTCTTTAAATAGTGGTTTACCAGCAGTCCATTCATAAGACCAAGTCAGTTGTCCTTTTAACATTCCGGCATAAACCTCTCCATGTTTGTTAATAACAACATACATTGGTTCTTGGGACTTTGATTTCTTATACTTTCTTTTGATAGTCATCTAGTACGGAATGTACGTACTCTTTTGCAAATTCCCAAGTTACTGGTCCGAATTCGTCAGCATAACTTACAGGATCAGGACGACCTAATTTAATAAAGGCCTCAATTCGCTCAACTGAAGATGCTGATTTGTAGTCTGAAAACCATTCCTCACTTGCTGTTTCATCATCATAAAACACAACATGTTTGATTGGTTTGTAAGAGGTATTTGTACGACGATAAACTTCATGGAAATCGATTCCTAAAGTATTGCAACAAACTTCACCATCAACCAAAATACCGAATTTATCACTATGAAGATAAGGAGTATAATAAGTTACTTTTTCAGCACCCCAGTTACCAGCTACAAATGCTTCGTAATCAATATCCCTAAATTCTTGTCTGCAATCCGGATAGATAGCATGATCTCCAGCATGTATTCCCATAGCAATATGAACATCTGTATTTTTGGATTCAGCAATTGATAAAGCTACTGCCTGGATGATTGAGCTAAAGATTTTATTGCGATTAGGTACAACTGTTGCTTTCATATTTTCCTCAGCATAGTGTCCTTCAGGTACTTCTTCCCCACCTGTTACAAGTGCTGAATTGAGGAGTTGGCTTAAACCATCAAGTTTAATTACTTGATATTTGATACTTTGACCATTTTGGTTTAAATAATCTACCAATTCTTTAGCTCGTTCTAATTCAATAGAATGTTTTTGTCCATAATCAAAGGATAGTGCTGTTACTTCATAGCCATTGGCGAGTAGATGAAGCAGCAATGTGGAGCTATCTAATCCTCCACTTAGTGATAATACTGCTTGTTTATTCATTTTGATAATCTTTTTAATATTTCTAAACGTTTTTGTGTAATTTTATGTTTGTTTTCACGAATTGCTTGAATTGCTTTTTCAATTTCAGCATCCCATGCAGAGTTAATATCGGTTTGTTTTTTCATAATTAGAAAGGCAAATCATCATTAACATCCAACTTAAAGTATGAATCCAAAAAAGACTTAGGATACATCATAATATCTCCTTTGTATTTAGGATTTTCAACATACTTAACGGCATATGTAACTTTTTGTTCTGCTGCTTTTTTAGCAACATCTTTTCCCAAACGATCACCGGCTGCATAACCAAGGTAATCAAATAACGATAACATTTGATTTTCCATAACTTATTTTTTTAGTTCGTTGTAATACAAAAACGCAAACCAAGCCACAAGCAGTTGATTTAAACCCAAAATATAATTTTGAGAAATAATACTAACCAGCCCAGCCAAAACATTGATGATAATAACACCTTTGTTAAAAATTTTTTCAAACTTACTCATATACTTTTATTTTAATAATTTTCTAAACATTCTTAAATTCCAATCCAACAAATTATAATCAATTTCTGTTGTATAAAAATGATCATTCATATTTGCTTTTGGTTTTTCAGTTAAACCATTTCGACCATATTTGATACCATCTAAAGTAGCCATAATTGGATTAGATGTATCAATAGTTTCAATAAAAGGCATATCTTTATACAAGCTAAATTCTTGTGGTACCTGACAACCTAATAAATGTACTCTGTCTTTAGGTAATATTACTCCCATTTCATATAATCTAGAAATTACCTGAAGTCTACCTAATGATTTGGCTATATTTTTATTTGGATGTGAACTATGATCTAAATAATATTCAGCACCATAAGAAAACGCAATCTTTTTATATCCTAAATCTTTATAAACCTGATAGCAAGTAAGGGCATCAGCAAAATTGGTTGCTTGAACTACTGCTACTTTAGTAACACCTTTAGGTAATTCAATTTGAGCCCATTTTCTAGCATTAACAATAGAATGAATAGTGTCTTGCCAAACATCAGGAACAATAAATTCACTTGGTTTTAATTCATCAATCCAATGTAATAAACCATTGTCGTGATATGCTTCTCCAAGTTCATGGAGTGAATTATCTAAAATAATGTAACGGCCTTGTTGTTTTGCTTTGCGAAAAAAATTAGCGTAATCTTCATCTTTATCTAACAGATGAACTAAAGCATAGTCATAATCATTAAAATCAAGACTATCTTCTAATAAACATAAGGGAACTTCATGACTAATTTTCATAACATTAATATAATAAAAAAAGCTTGGTTTCCCAAGCTTAATTTAAAAATTTTTTATTTTTTATTTTGGAATTTGACTATTAGAACTAGGTCTGATGTAATCATTTTCCAAAAATTCTTTTTTATCTACATTTATGTCCCAACCTCCATTACTACCTTCCCATCTAAAGATCAATTCAGTAGGAGTTATTTCTGAAAGTGTTACACCTGTAAACCATTTCCAAGAGGGTTTATCTTTAAAATAAAGGTCATAGATATCACCTACAGATAAATCACCTTCAGTCATTCCTTCGTTTAATGCTTCCATCATTTTACGAGCTTGGCCTTCAGTGATTATACCAGCCAATTTGTTCATTTTGATTATGTCTTTCATTTTATTAAGTTTTTATTTGTTATAAATATACGAAAAGGATTTAATGTTTCCAAATTAAAAAAAAAAAAATTAAATAACATACAATAAATTACGAGGTATGCTATAACCATATCGACTCTTAAATTCATCAGAAGGCATAGGTCCTTCAGTTTCAAAATCATCTTCTGATATTTTGCTATCTATATCTTGAATTATTTGGAATAAATCATACTTAGACATCATTAAGTTTTCTTCTGAATCTGATGTAAAAATCATTTTTATAGGTGGGTTAGGATCAGTTTCATCTGTTATGTCATAAACTACTAATACGTAATCTAAAGGTTTATCCTGGAGTATACCAAATTCTTGGGATACTTCCTTTATACGAGATTGAGTAGTTATTTTATTTTCTATTAACCACTTACCAGGGTTAAAGTTATCAACTTTTTTCATATGTTATAAATATGTTAAAATTTAGGTGGAGGTTGTATTTTAGGTAGATTTCTTGATTCCCTATATGCCTGGATAAATTCAGGGATTGTGCCAACAAATGATTCGAACATTTCTTTGATAGTATCTTCATCACCACCAAAATTGGCTTTAAGGTCTTTGACAAATGTAGTCCAACGATTCAATTCATCACGTTCAGCATCAGTCAGTAAACGTTTTCTACGTTGCCAGTACAATTTGGAAATCTGTCTTTCACCCCAACCTAAATCCTCATAGGAACCTTTGTAATCTTTTCTATACTTTTCTAGCTCTTGTTCCTCAAACCAATACTCCCACTCACGCTGTTTCCAGTAAGGGGAAACCTCATAATCACCATTTGCTGCTTTATCCCAAATAGAGGCCATTTTTGGTAGTGCCTTGTGTTCTTGATAACGGCGCCACCAAAAAAACTTGTTGTATGTTTTATTTGGTTTTGGTGGAGTAGGATCAAACGTCTTTTTCCACTCAAAATACTCTTTTATTGTACTCAAAACCCTATTTCCTTTCTTAAATCATATTCCTCTTTATCAACTTCAGAATACACATTAAGATTCAAATAAGTATTATCCCAAAAATTGTGAAACAAATTTTTAGCTTCTTCAGGATCCCAAGCTTTACAAAAATCATACTCCTCTTGACTAAGGATTTCTTTGCTCATTAATTCATTGTAACGAGCTAACTCTTGTTCTGCTTGGTAAATTTCTTCTTGACTTATCATAACTCTTATTATTATACCGTGAATGTACGAAAGGGCCTCATGCGAGGCCCGAAAGTTTTTCATTTAGAATGATTCTAAATAACTTAATACGTTATAATATCATCATCTTGTGGTCTGTTTTTACGTTTTTCCTGGAGTGCTTTCTCGTATTCTTTAAGTCTTGCAATCTCGGCATCAATCATCCTTTGTTTACTTAAAAGATCCACATTTTGACTATTTATGTTATTTATTCTATCTAGGGACTGGAGTAAGTTAGTGTATGCTTTTTCTTCATCCTCTATAATCCATTCATCTGAAGGTGGAGGAGTGGGGTTGTTAGATTCTTCTTCTTTTTCCCAATTTTGTAAATCAACTAAACTGGCTTCTTCCCATTCCTTCATTTCCTCTTTTAAGTCATCATATGTATCAACTACATTTCTCATACTCTCTACCTTTTCCTCTAGGGGTGTTTCTTTGCGTTTAGTAAGTTGAGAAAAAGCAAAGTTAGCGGCTATTACAAGAGCAATAGCTAATGGATCAAATACAAATATAATAACTAGTATGTACCAGTTAATGATTCGGTCCATAGCAATTCCAGTAAGTTGACTTAAGTATTTTAAAGGACCTAATTCACTTTCGGCTGTGGATTTAGTTTTAACCTCTAGGATTTTACTTTCAATAGCAAAAATAGAGTCATTTACTATATCAATTTTAGAAGATAATTTTTCGTTTGATTTAGAGGCAGACTCAATATTGCGGATAGCTGCATCATTGGATCTTACCACTACATTACCCTTTCTGTCTGTGTATTGAGTAGTGGATGCCTGAGATAAATTCCCTTGTAGACTGGCTAGTGTTTGTTTTTCTTTTAAAATGTTGTCTCTAGTTTCCTCAAATAATTTTTTCTTGGATTCTAAAGATTTTATTTTAGAGTCAACAATACTAGTTTGGTCTGCTGTTTTTTGGTAACCACTACTTAGCATACCATATATTCCTGCTGAAGTTATAAGAGAAAGTATAATAAGAGAAATTATATAATATATTTTAGATATCTTATTTAAATCATTCCAGTAAGAATGCAACATAGTTGCTAATGTTAATTTAGATATTTCTAGAAAACTAGACATTATTATAACTGCTGTTGAAACTCCAACAAACATTTTAGATAAGCCTATTATACTGTAATAAGCTGCTGTTCCTCCTAATCCTAAAGCACAAAAAGTAATGAGCCAAGGTAATAATTTTTTATTCATTTTTATATTTCCATTTAAAGTTATAACATGTTTTTTGTTTTTTCTTACAGCAAGCTGTTATTGGAGAAGGATTAATTCCCATAAATAAAGCAGCATCTTTAGCACTCTCCCATTCTTTAATAAACACATCCTTTAAATCAAATTGTAATATTGGTTTTTTATTTGATTTTCCTATTTTATTACTCCATTCTTGGGTTCTAGGATGTGACTTTCCTTTATGAGATTCACTAATTTTTTTATTTCTTTCTTTATTGTTACTTATTTTTTCCCCAAATTCTTTTGGCTTTGATAATCCTTTATTTGAGTTTGGGATACCTTTTTTAGCTTTACTTATATTATTCTTATGTTCTTTTGATTTTTTCTTTCCTGTTAAAGCTTGACTTTTTTTGATTGATGATTCTTTACTATATTTACATCCTTTTTTAGCATTTGATATTTTAAGACAAATAGATTTATCTAATTTTCCTCCTTTTTCCTCATCATATCTTATATTTAATCCTTTTTCAACACTATTAAAATAGGTTTTCCAGTATTTTTCTCTTTTTCCTAATTCTTCCTCGATACATTCTTCAATAATTTCCATCAAATGATTTTCCCATCCGTATTTTGATATAGAATTATATAATTTAGTTTGAGAAGAACAATTTAGTTTTTTGTAATTAGCTTTTCTTCTATTATAATCAATAGTTTGACCTATATAAATTTTACTTGTTATAACACATGTTATTTTATAAATACAGCCTTTCATATCTATTATAAATATTAAACAGCTTATCAAAAAACAGAAAAATAATAAGAGTAGGGAATTTTTATCCCTACCCTTATCATTTAATTAAACTATTTCGCAGGCACCTCCAGCACAAGCTGCTTGGTCCATTAAAGCTGTATTATCACTCATTTCAATAACTCGTGACAAATCTACCTCATGTAATGATTTTACTGCCTCATTGAATTGTTCTTCAGTAATTGTCTCGAAAGGAGCCTGCTTATAAGTTCCCAAGTCTTCCGGTAAGAATGAAAGTGCGGTAAAGTATTCTTTATTTTCATAAAGCCATTCTCCAACTGCAGGCCATTCATCTTGTTTGATAGTTACTGTAGCTGATACGTTGTGCATGTTAGCACCTTTTCTATGGCCTGGTTTAATCCAGTTTTTGTTAATTGTTTTAATACGCTCTAACAAATCCATAGCAGATTCACTACGTGTAATAGCACCTTCTGGAGCACGTTGAGGAACAGAAACAATTGATTGTAATGTTGGTTTGAAGAAATCATCTTCTAACATTTCAGGATGATACATACTTAAGTAAGTATACAAAGCTTCATTTTTACCTAAACGGATTCGGCGCAAATAGAAATCATCGTGCCAAGCATGGATACCTGAGCTAGTACCTAATACCAAAGATGTAGTACCTGAAGGTTTAACTGTAGTAACACGAGCTGCTTTATTAATACCTAAGATTTTAGCAACACGTTCGTTTTCGTCGCAAGCTACTTTAGCTGCTTCCTTCATGTTCAATTTAAATATAGCACCTGAAGCAATACCTGTCATTCCAATGCCTAGCAATGCTTCTTTTTCAGTTGTTTTTCTCCAAACATCTCTTAAGTAATGGAAATCAGTGTAACTAGCTTGTAGTGTACCAATAAATGCTGCTGCTTTAGCTCTTGCATTATATTCTTCTTGTGTTTCAATATCTGAGGCATTGATTTCACACAAGTTACAGAATTGGTTTGCTTTCAAGTTAATTTCAGCGCAAGGGTTAGTACCAGCATCTTTATCATTTGTAAATAAAAATCCAGGTTCACCACTGTTAGATGCTTCAATTTTACCCCACAAATTCATAAATGTTTCTTTATCAATCATGTTACGAAGCAATACAGCAGAGTTGTTAGCACGGCCACGTTGTGGATTATTTTCCCACCAGTTACCGAATTTGCAAGTCAACATATCTTCATCATGAAGATTAAATAAAGCAATAAGGGCTGCTCTACGAATACCACCTGATAATACAGCATCAGCCAAATGACAAATGATATCGTGACATTCTAAAGTTGTTAATTTTTCACCATCTTTTTTACGGTCCAAAATCGCTTGCATATGAATCAAAGCAATTTTCAATGGTTCAGGACCTGGTGCTTTACCACCAACTGTAATTAATGAAGCACCTTTGGCTCTAATGTCCCTAAAATCAAATATAGGAGCAGTTGATGTTTGACCAAAATAAGCTTTAGTCAACATACGAACAGCATCAGCCCATCCTTCAATAGAATCACCTACTAAATAACGCTTTGATTTCAAAGGTTTTCTAATTTCAGGCAACTTTTCTACGTGGTGAGTTTGTACTGAGTAGCCTACTCCACAGCCTGAAAGTAATAAGAACATGATTTCGGAAAATGCTCTAAAATCATCAATTGGTAAATAAGAACAGTTAAAAATACGAGCATTGTTTATTTCAATTGGTTTACCAGCAAACTGCATTGAACGCATTGATGGTAATACCTTTTTGTCATAAACATACTTGTAAGAGGCTTCAATTTCTTCAGCCAATTGTGGAAACTTTTTGAGGTGCATTTCTTTGTTTCGGGTAACTAGTTCTTCCCACGTTTCCCTTCTATGCTTTTCAGGTATGAATTTAGCATATTTCAAATGGGTAGTAATCTCCGACAAAATTTGTGATTCTGTTGTTAACATTGTTTTTAAAATAATTTAGTCTGTTTGTAATTCGAAAAATCTTTGCTTAATAAGGGCTTTGTCTACTGAATCTATACCTCCAAAGCTATTTGTTTGTGTTGGTGTAGATGTTTCCTCGTCGTCTTCTAGCTGGGATGATACTTCAAAATGACCTGTAGAAGTATCTGCTTTCACTGCGAACGTTAGGCCGTCCATACCGTAGCGATTTTTCATAATGTGAAATCTTCCTGTCCCATTTGCTTTATCTTGACGTTTACGAGAGAGGGATATAGCAACATCGGTAACCATCATTTTATCATAGCTACCGGCAGCTTTATCACCCTCAATAATATCATCTTTTGCACCAGCACGGTTTACTTGAGAAACACTCCAAATAGGTAGGTTCAATTCTCTAGCAAGTCCCTTTGTGCTAATATAAATATCATCGATTTCTTCCTTACGCTCACGAGAATTTCTTTTTGAACGAAGAAGATCTACATAATCGATGATAATCAAATCTGGTTTAAAATCCATGTCCATACATTTTTTAATGTGGGACTCTAGTGTTGAAATTGATGCTTTACCTGTTGGGTATTCTTTAATCAATAGTTGTCCTGGAAGTTGTCCTATTGCTTCTTCAACTTGGTTTCTGTGTTTGATAATGTTTTGAACTCCGATTCCTGTAAAGAAAGCATCATAGCGACGTCCTACGTAATCGGCTCCTAGTTCTAGAGTATAGTGTAAAACATTATAACCTAGTTTAACAGCAAATCCACCTAAAGCAACTAATGACCAAGATTTACCACCTCCAGGATTACCAAATATCAATCCAAAGTCACCATTGCCTAAACCACCTTGTAGCAATTCATTAAATTCAGTCCAAGGGGTAGGTACAGGAGTTCTTTGATCTTCTCTAAAACGAGATTCAATATCTTTATTGTACTCGTGGCCCATATTTTTGTCTTGACCCGCTTTAAGTGCGTTATCAATCATTGACCTGATTGAGTCATAGTCTCCCGCGTTTAGAAAATCTACGCTTGTTAACAACGCTTTTTTAAGTTGTTGGTTTTTACAAAAATTGGAAAATTCTTCCTCTACGTACTTAAGATCCTCGTCTGAAGATTTGTAGGCCTCTCTCAGTTGTTCTTTGATTGATACCTGGAGTACTTCATTGTCAATTTTCTTTAATTCTACCTTAAGTACATCCATTGAAGGGCAAGTATGATACTTTTGGAAATACTTTAGGATTTCTTTAATAATCCATTTGTGTGCTTGGTTGTCAAAGTAGTCTTCACTTAACACATCTTGGATATTCAGTAGAAATTCCTTATGTGTTAAGAGAGAAGACAGTACCTTAATCTGGAAGTTTATTCCATATTGTGAGAGATTGTTTAGTGTCATTTATAACTTATTTTTAAAACTTATTTCTTAATTAATATAAAACCATCTCTGTAAGTATCAAAACCAAATTGGGGAATTTGTTGCAATTGTTTTGAAATAAATGCTTTATATAGATTGGTTTTTTGAGAAGTGTTCCCACTTCCTATTTCTTTTTCACTACCTTTAACATACAAACCATCAATATCATTGTTTTCTATAAAATTTTTTATTATATCAACTACTGTAGATAAAATGGTAAGTAATGTTTTTAAATCTGTTTTCGCAAACTGTGTTTCAGTCCCTGATACTTCATATCCTACATTATATATTTTATCTAAATTTCTATATTTTGGAGGAAATATATATTTAATATCTCCTTCAATTTGTTCAAAATCAACAGTTACTACTTCAGTAAAATCTCCTATATCTACTAAAAATTTATATCTAACAGGAGAAACTCTAGTCCATTTTAATGGAGTAATATTTGCTTCCCCAATTTCTTTTATTAAAAGTTCATGAATTATAGGTATAAGCAATGTTTTATAGGATGACATATTTATACGTATTTAAAACTGTTTAATATTTTGTAAGTATCGTTTAATGCAAATTCTGGATTTTTAATTAATTTACCTAATCCATCCTCGTGGTAAAATCGTAAAAATCCTTCAATATTCAAAGCTGGAGTTGGGGCTTCTATTTCCTCTTGCATGTATTCTCTATCGTTATCATCAATCAACGGATTTGCCAAATCCATAATACGATAAGTATTTTCTAGGCGCTCAACTTCAAAAACAACTCTTGAATAAACCACGTGTTCTTTATGTTTTGAAGCACATATTTCAATTAGTTCTTTAAAACTAATATGTCGTTCAGCCAATTCAGGAAATTTTTTCAATATACCTTTTTGACCCAAACCTTTAACACCTACTACTTTATCGGATTGGTCACCCAACAATGTTTTGTAAATAATAAAGTTTTCAGCCAATATTCCAAAGTTATTTTTTACCGTTTGTGGGGTATAAAATTCTTTTTCTGCTGGTCTATACAACGTGACTTTATCGTTTACTAATTGAACAAAATCCTTATCGTTGGATACTATGAAAACCTGTGAATTGTGTTTATTAGGCAATATATCACTTAGATATGCGATAATATCATCGGCTTCTACCTTGTCTAAACTCAATGTTTTAACTGGTAGGCATTTTAGGTAATGAATCAAACGTACAATTTGATCTACTTTAGCATCATGTTCATCTTCCAAACTCTCAAACACATCCCAGTTAGTAATACGAACCAAATTACGTCCTGATTTGTATTCCGGCAACATGTTTTTACGGTTTGTTGAAGATCCTACTCCATCAAACACAACATAAACAGATGTTGGATGAACTTGGTTAATTAGCGAATTTAGAGAGCGAATGAAACCTCCTAGACCTCCTATGTGAACACCTTGTTCGTTCACAAAATTCATCATTGCAAAGTTCCTAAAAAACAAATTTAACCCGTCAATAAGTAATACTCTCTCGTGTGGGCTGGCAGGAGATGGCTCCTGTTTATCCATTTGGTCTAGGAGATTTAACAATTCACTCTTTTTCATGCTATAAATGTACGAAGTTTTAGTTTAAGAGCCAAATTAATCAGGTTCTTGTTCAAAAAGATTCATTGAACTTTCCAGTACATCTTCTTCCTCGTAGATATCGAAATCCATACCACCTAAGATTTTACTCCATTCTGAAGCATGGTCATCTTTATATGCTTTGATTTCTTTATCGGTATCATTAATGAATCCGTGTGGAGTCATAATAATTTTACCTCGAGTAGTAACACCATTAATGTGGTTTTTATCAATTTGAATATTTGTGCGTTTAGCAAATTCAACTTGCTTACCATCTTTAATAGCTTTGATTTTACTGGTACCAGCATTTGAAACATTACCAAAAGTAATTACAAATGTAGCATCAAACCACATAGCAAAACCACCTTTATTCATCAACTTAGGTTGGCCCATTGGTACTTCTGCTTTTGCGGTCCAAACCTTATTTACACATACTAATGTATTAGTGTAAGGTGAGGATTCTTTACGTGACAATGTAATTTTTTGGTTTACGTTGTTACCAAATTGTGTTGACATTGCACCTGCATTCCATTCATTGTTATTTTTGTTTGATCTAACTGACAATTCACAAGGAACTGAACCAATTGAATCCCACAAGAACAATAAATCGTAAGGTAAGTTACCTTTTTTCTGTTCATCAAGCAAATCCAAAATAAATGCTGCTACATCTTCGATTGTATGTAAAGTTTCCCTATCTACATAAAGGAAAAATCCACTATAATTTCCAACCTCACCTGTTTCTTCATCTACTTCTGTGTTTACTTGCATTCCCATTTGAACTGCGTGTTCCCAATTCCATTTCATTTCAGTAATAATGAATACTGGTAGAATACCCATTTTTTGAGCATTAACAGCACCTTCAATCATTGCTGTTGTTTTACCTGTATCACTATGTCCACGAAGTAGAACAATGTGCCCGGTAGGAATACCAGGCACACTTGTTACTTCTTGAAATGCTGGACTAAGGGGAATCCACTTTTGTTCTTTAAACTTAACGTTGCCATTAAGCATTTTCTTTTCCTTGAATTTATCAAGGTTAAAATTGGCTTTAATCTCTTTGGAGACTGCTGCCGTTAGCGATTCGCTTTTCTTAGTTCTAGCCATAACTTCAATTTAATTAATTAGAAAGGCAGATCGTTGTTGTCCTCGTCTTCAAACAATGAATCGAACTTGTCTGCTTTTGATGCTTTAGGAGCCAAAGGTTGTTTCAAAGTATAAGCTTTAGCATTTGTAGTTGCTGTTTCTTCTACTTCTGGTTCGTCCTCATCATCAATGATTGCTCCTTCTTCTGGTTCTTCTGGAGATAACCAATTTTGGAGAATTTCTTTGATTTCCTCGTAAGTACGCTTACGTTGAATTTCCAAAATATTTGGTTGTTCACTAAGGAAAGTACCGATCAAAGTAGCATCTGTACTTACTGGAGTGGTTTTGGGTTTAATACGAATAGATGTTTTCAATCCTTGACGACCACCAATATCACCTTTAACGGCTTCAACTGTAAAGTCTCTACCTTCGTTGATGTCTGTGTAATCACCATAATCTTCATCATCTGCAATACCTAAAAGCTGCATGTAAATTTCTTTACCAAATTCCCAAAGGCGCACACCTTTTTCTTCTTCACCCCTAACAATAACGGGAGCATAAATCCTCATTTTAGGGTCCAATTTTTTAGCTAATGACCAATTTTCTTTGTCATTAGTTTTTCTTAATTGAGCGGCAAATTCTACGATTGGATCTTTTTCACCCCAGTTAGTTAGAGCAAAAATAGGAAATTTTCCAAACCCATAATGAACAAAAACCTCTTTAAATGGGTTTTTAGGATCTAGTTTAGACGGCACAATACGAATTTGGTACTTGCCTTCCTCTTTTGGTTTCCAGTAAACTTTTGAGTAATCGATTTTTTCTTTCTTGCCTGTGTTGTTCGTCGACTGTAAAGCATTTAGTCGTTGTTTAATTGATGCAATATCCATGATTATAAATTAATTAGTTTAATGTCGGAAATGTAAGAACGAGGTGTTGTATAACCAAGTTAAGTTGAGCCCTCTTTTGAAGGGCTCTTATTATTTTAATCTAATCCATCAGGTTCACTGAAATAATAGAAGCTTAATTCTTCGCGCATAGAGTCTTCTAATTCTTTATCAGTCATTAATTCGGGATCCTCTAGATATTGTTCAAATTCTCCCCAACCTTCATCATCTTTGATAAACTGTTTAGCATTAACCTCTTTAGAGTTAAATTATTTTAAATAATCAAGTGCTTTCTTTTTATCAATAAAATAAACGTCATATCCATTTTCATCACTTAATTCTTCATCTTTAACAACGTATTTATTTTTAACTTTAGCTTCGTTTAATTTAGATTCATTCATACCCTTACCAGTTATAACAACTGGAGTGTTTGGGGCAATTATTTTCATTTCTTCATCTGATACTAAATCTGCTATTCTAGCATTTTCAGAGGCTACTAAA